TATCCTCCTTCACGTATCTAGCGTATTCCTCTAGTGGCACCCCTAATCTTTTAGCAATAGCTACCTGTGATTTGGTGAGTCTCACAGTTCTGCGTCCTTGTTGTTTTCGACCAGCTGAAGCAACAGTTTGGACGGGTTTCTTTTGCTCCTTTTTTTGCTCGGTCTCATCAGATGCAAATGATGAAGGAAAATACTTCCTTAATCTTGCATTGACTTCATTATAATACTCATCACTATCAACTTCAAGACCTTCAGCGGCCAAGTTATTATGGATAGTAATCGCAGCATTAGTCATGACTTCGTCCTCTCCAAACCATTTATTATCTTCAGCCCATTTCTTAGCTTTAGGTGTAATATTTGGTTCTTTTTCGGAAAGAACTCCTTCTTGAGGTTTGCTTTCAACGTTTTGTTGTTGTTTTTGTTTGTCTTCTTCCTGTTTTTTTATGTCAGCTCTGTGTGCTAATTCTAATCTTGCCTTTTCTTTCTCTACAGCAAGTTTAGTCAAAGTATCATTAGCTTCCATAATTTTATCTACATCATTTTTTTCTATAGCGTCTCTTAGAACATTTTTAGTTTGTTCCCTCTGAGCATCTACTCTTGCATCTAATTCTTTAAGATATTGTTCATCTGTAGAATTAAATTTTTTTAATGTAGAGTCATACTTCTTCTGTAAACCTTTAGCGTAATCAAGAGCAGCTTTTTCTCTTCTCTCTGCCTCATGTCTTTTACGAGTTAGTTTATCGATTCTTTTCTGAACAGATTCAGTATATTGATTTAAGTTGTCTTTCTTTTCTTCAGTTTTAGGTTCAACCTTTTTTTCTTCTTTAGGTTTTTCCTCTTCAACTATTTCTTCGACAGCAACTTTTTCTTCTTCTTTAGGTTCCTTACTGTGATCAGTGTAACCTAAATCAACCTCACCTACGTTTAGGTTTGGTTTTTCTTTTTCTTCCTTTTTGGTTTCCTCTTTTACTTCAACGTTTTCTTCTTTAACGCCGTCGGTATCGAGTTCTACCTCTTTTTCTTTACGCAACAATGCATCAGCACTGTAGTCTTTTACCTCTGCCATATATCCTCCTTAAAATAAGTGGAGAATATTTTCTGGGTCTTTGATTGTTCCTATGATTTCGTCATCGTTAAGAATACGGTGTTCACCATATTTAGTTTGAAATCTTGATCCTGAGTATCTACCATAAATAACAAATTGACCCTCTTTACACCAGGCACCTGTAGGGAATTTTTCTTTATCTTTAAAACAAAGATCTCCCATTTTTACAACAAGTCCTACAACTGTAGTCATTTGTATTTTGTCATGAGTTTCATCTGATAAAAGTAAACCACCTTTAGTTTTCTTTTGACCAGACCATGGCCGTACTAACATTCTGTAACCAACTGGTTCAGGTATGATTTCAAGATATTTCTTAACTTCTTTCGGATCTCTAGGAATTTGTGATTTTTCCTCATTACCTTTATCTTTATTTTCGATAATTGGTATTTTAGGTTTAATCAATTGTACCATCTATATCCTCCTTTTGCAGGTTTTTAATATCCTGAAGCAATGCTTCATAAGCATTGATTTTTCCCCTAGCATACATTAATTGCTCAACCGTTTCAACACCATAGCAAATGTGATCTTTTGAGCTCTTAATTTCTTTATTGATGTGATTTTTAATTATATCAATAGTTGTTGGATCTAACATTTTCTCTCCAACAAAATCTTGTAATCTCCGACTTCTCTGGTTTTAAACTTCCAATGAACCAAAGCTCCGGCGATTATATCCATTTCATACATTTCATGATCATCAAATACAAACCTAGCGTTTGGTGCCGCTCTATTAGCAAACCATATTGCTTCTTGTAATACAGCCTTAGTAGTGTGTGGACCGTCAAAATGAACAAAAGAAAAAATCATTCTACTATAATCTTTTTTACTCATAAAGTCTGTATCTGTAAGGTGAGCAAAATGATATTTTCCCCTTCGAATGTAGTCATTGAAATCTTTTAACATTTGATCTTTCATTGAATCTGGATAAGTTGGAGACTCACCTTTTTTTAAACCTTTCCAGGTAATTAATTCGTCATTATCAAAATGTCGATATTTTCTATCTCCGTACGGATCGACACCCACATGAAAAAAATTGTTAACAACATTATCCATTATAAGTTTAGAGCCGCCACCCTCTCTAACACCTATTTCACATGAATAAAATCCCTGACAATCGTAACCCTTAGACCATTTATCTAAAAGGTCATAATCATCTCCATCACCTTTAATCATAATTTATTTTTTTCCGTTACGGAAAATTTGTGTGCCTTTTATTCCAAAGATACTCGCTACGACTAAAATCCAGAGGTTTGTAAACCAAGATGGAAGGGTAGAAAAATACTCAAAAAATAATTTTACCTTCTCCATCGCTGTCGGATCGTCACTTAGGACTGCCCAAGCTAAAACAACTATCGGAGCCGACAATATAATCAACACGAATTCGTCTTTCCAGTCGGATTGTCTGGCTTCCAACAATTTGCCTTGGTAAGCTTCCTCTCCTCGGGCCATTTTTTCTGCATGCATTAACTGTGCATCAGACATTGCCATTTTAGTCTTCTGACGATTAGAATAAATCTTAGCGCCAGCTTGCATTGCAATCTTTGCTAAACTAAACCAAGCCATTAAGCTCTCCCTTCTTTTTTTCTAATTTTATTTTTACCTGCTTTGAAAATACTTGCAACTTCATTTTTTTTCATAACTTTAGCTCTTTGTTCTCCAACAGTTAAAATTTGAATTTTTCTAGCGAAAGGTTTGTTAATGTTCATAACTTTTCTTACCGTATCTCTAGCATCTTGTGCTGTTGCAAATTTTATTCTTACAGTATCTTTAGGATTTTCATCAGTATATAATCTTCTATCAGAACCTTTAGGTTTTTTTCCTGTACCGACTTTTGGATCTTTACTCATAATTTTTTAATATATCCTTTTTTTCTTTAGCATCCACAGTTTTTTGTAATAATTTATCTATTTCATCTAAATGTTGTGGATGTTCTCCTATTCCAACTGGGTTTTCAAGATAAATTGAAATAGTTGCGTCTGCTTGAGAAATTTCAGCATCATATTTTTTATTTAAAGACTCTAAAATTTTTTTTCTAAGACTCATTTAACACCAGTAAATTTATGTCCTTTAATTGCTGCACCCATTCCTCTTATACCATCTGGTCTTGATGGGCAAGAGAATTTATATGCTTTTGTCATTTTACCTTTTCTCATTTTTACTGGAGGCACTTGTGAATTAGGCCCTTTTAGAGGAGGGGGCCCGCTAGGTACCCCTCCACTCTTAAAGGCTCGGAAGGGGAAAAATTTCTGAGCGCTAAAAGTCTGTTTTGGTGTATCAATCTTTAATGGTTTTTTCAATATTTTTGTTAAGGGTTGTTGATCATCTCCATTGCCAGTATCTATCGTAGGATTTTTAGGACCTTTCATTCTATAGTCATAAATGGGTGATCCTGATAATTTTGCCTGTGCAGTTTGTTTCTCTATTTTAGGTGTTAAGACCTGTTTTAATTTTGTACCTGCTTTTTTTAATCCACTAAAAGCTAAACCCGCACCAGTGACATCAAAAACAGTTTTTCCAAAGCCTGATATAACAGCACTCGTAGATGTATCTTTGTTTATTAAAGTTTTTTTAGCTTGCGCAGTTTGGGAGTTTTCTCCTCCACCACCAGTAGATGGTGTGCTTGTCATTCCCATTTCATTTCCAAAATGAGCAGCAGATTCGTAATCAAAATTACCACCTCTTGAGAATTTTTTTATTTTATTTTTTAATTTTCTTTTTTTGTACATCTAATTTCTCTCTAGCAACTTTAATTCTTTCATCATGCTGCTCTTGGTTGTCTTCTAATTTCATTTTTTCTATATCTAATTTTTCTTCTACCTCTTGTTCTCTTAAATCGAAGTTCATTTGATTTTCTGTAGCTTTTCTTTGTAAATCTAAAGCTCTTAAATCTAATTCTCGTTGTTTCAAAGCTACTAACGGGTCTTGATTAGCTGCACCTTCTGATTGCGCAAGCTCAGTTGTTATTTGAGAAACCTTAAGAGCAATCATTGCATCGATTTGTAACTGTGCTCCTTCAGGATCATTTTGTAACATCATCTGCATATTTGGATCATCAGAGATTGCAGCTCCAACTTCACCCTGCGCTTTCAAACTTACGTGTTCTGAAATGTGACCTTGTAATAATGCATAAACCATTGGATTGATTTGAACCATTCTTGTAGCCATAAAAGCTCTATGAGCATTAATATGTGCATCATGGTCTTGTTGTGGAAAAGCTTTTGGTATTTTCATCTGTAATGCTTCCATATTTTCTATAGCTGGGTCTTTTGGTGTTGGTACCTCTTCAGGTCTTAGCACATTGTCGATGTCTTTAGTGCCTAATGCTTCATAAACTCTTCGATATGCTTCTCTAACGTTGTGTAATTGAGGTGCAGACAGTGCAATTTTCAAATTTTCGTTTGCAAGTGTAACTCTTTGCGATAATGAAAAAATATTTGGGTCAGCAACTGGTATTACATCGACTCTTTCGTCAAAATCAAGTGATTTTATCATCCTATCGGCACCATAAACTGAGTAAGGGTACATTGGTGGCAAATATGTAGAAAAAATTCCTGCTAAAAGTCTAAATTCTTTACGCATTGCGTAGTAACATCGTTTATGTATCGCTGACATTACACGTGAACCACGTTCAAGTAACGCAATTGTGCTTCCAACAGCTCTATTTTGCGCATCATTGCCGACATCCATCTCCGTAATTGCTGCAAATCTTTGTCCAGCTTGAACAACAAACCCTAATAAGCTGTATAATGTTTGTGATGGCTCCTTAAATGGTAAAATTTGAAACTGATCTTTGATATTTCCACCTGGTGCATCAACATCTCTAAACTCACCTGGTTGAAATGGTTGGTCATCATCCCTTATTCTAATACCTCTAGACTTAAATCCTGCTGGTAAATTAGATAATGTGCCTGCATCTAGTAATTGTCTTAACGCTTGTGTTGCAGTTCGAGACAATCCACCTATCATGTGTATTAATCCGAAACCATAAAAACCTAAACCAGGTAAAAATTTGTAATGAACAAAATATTCTTTACGTTTTTTTGTTTCATCTGTCATATCATAGTTTCTGTAAATTGATAAAACTTCTCCTGAGCCCTCATCAATTGTAACTATGTATGGAATTTTAACTTGTTTCTCTGGATCTTGTACTTCAAACTCTTCTAAGTTTAAATCTACATGCATTTCTAAAATATTAAAATTAGTTACTTGATCTCCAGCCGGAGTAATGCCCTCTAACTCCTCATATTTTTTTTGTATTTGAGATTTTTCTGCTTGTACTGGTTTAAGTTCTACGTCTCTATAAAATCCAGCTTTTTGTTGTTTAAGAATATCATTCTCTCCCATTTTAACTACATGAGTAATTCTCTCACAGTCCATTAAATCTGTTGCATAATAGGGAACTACTAAATCTTCTGCTGGAACAAATTTTGCTACAGCCCTTTGCATAATATCATCGTAATAAATTTTTTTAAAAGCAGAACCTGCTAAAGGTAAATAGAATAATAATTGATCCATGTCTGGAGTGTACTCCTCCATTTTCTCTGTAATCATGTAATTCATAAATTCTTGAACACGCTGAGCTTGATTAGTTTTTGCATCATCCTCATTACCAACAACTTTAGCTTTTACTGGACCATCGCTAGGTAATAATTCTTTATAAGCTTGTGCTTGAAATTGTGTAACAGCTTCTCCAAGTAAAGGATGGGTAACGCTTGCGGAACCTTTAAATGGTCTAGTCATATCTTGGTATTTAAAACCTAATAAATCTAGACCACTTGTGTAGGATGTTTCCCAATCCTTTCTTGAAACTTTATCTTTTTTATATTCATCAACTAAACTTTTAGAAATTCTTTGAAGCACTTCATCACTTAAATCTAAAGCAATGTTTTTGTAAAATTGCTCTGTAGCATCGACGGCTTGTTCTTTTGTTATAGGTTCATCTCCCTCTAACTCAATATCAACCGCCTCCTGCTGCGATTCATCTATCGCAGTTTCTAATGTTTTATCGATTTCAGCCATTAGATAAGTTTTGTTTTTTTAGTTCTCATGACTTGGCCTTGACCTCTTGTTACCATAGTACCGCCCATAGCCTTAATCATTTTACCTTTTTTTGCACCCATACCTGGACCAAATGGATCTATACCAAAAAAATCACTTTCTGGAATAATTGTTTTTCCTTTTGGCGGTTTAGGTAAAAATGCACCATCCATTCCTGCACCTCTTTTTTTAATAAAAGCAGAAACTCTTTTTTTGTTCATATCACTAGCTTTCATAGCTTTAGCGTCACTTACGCCTGGCTTCATCAGTTTAGATGCGCCATATAAAGCTGCTCCTGCGAGTAATGCTTTTTTGAGTCTTTTTCTTGATTTTGACATGTCTATCTCCTAAATTAATAATATACGTATTTGTTATCCTTGTACAATGGTTTCTCATCCTCGTCAGCATAAGTTGATACAAAGTAACCTTGTCGGTATCTTAACATAGCCTGAGTTGTACTGTCCACATAATCGTCATTTTCTCCATGAGGAAATGCTGCACATTCTTCAATTACTTCTTCAGCAAATTTTTCGCCATGAGGATAAAAGACTTGTCCGCTTTCAAATATAGGAGCACAAGCGTTGACCCGTGTATGTTTATCCTTGCCTTTTGATGGAACGAAATCAACTACAGGTATACCCATTCTTCTAAGCTCAAAGATAAGTGGCTGGCCCGAGGCCTTTGCTTCTATAATCACGGTCTCCGGTTCCCAGTATTTATATTGTTCTAAAGCTAAAGCTTTGAGTTCTGGAAATTCTAATT